AAAATAGCGGCTATTGTAGCCGCTACATATGTCATTACCTTACCTATAAACCCTTTTCGCATATATTTAGATGCTATGAGTTGTTTTTCAAATGCTATTGGTATGGCCCGGTATTTTTCCCACGTGGCGATTTTCTCCGGATCATATCCGAATTCATCAACTAACATTTTGTAAGCGATGCTTGCCCACTTTGTGAGCAAGTCTACGAATACCAATAAAATAAACACGCCCAATATTTGAACGTGTTTTAAACCAATCACCCATATAGCCAACGCAGCAACGCTGCTCAATATTGTTTTTAAGATAAAGCTACTTGTAAGAGAATTCCAACTATCAATCAAGAAATCTAACACTATTTGCATTATTACTCCTTTATAATCCCTAAGCCATATACCCCTCTTGCTACATTGGCTTTTTGAATATTTAGTTTGTCTAACTTTTCCCTCTTTGCATCGCTAGACATGGTTTCACTATCAATAATTTTCTTCGATGCTTTATTAATAGCCTTAAATGAATTTTGTGCATTTTTCAGTTTATTGTATAACTTAGGGTCATAGCCTTCCGGTCTCTGCCCTGTAAGTTTTAGTTCATTATGAAGTTTTTCTTGCTCCTTAAAATCATCATAGACACGTTGCACGCTATCACTACTTTGATATGGTTTAGCAAAGAAACGGCGTATTTCCGGTAGCTCTGTTACACCTTTAGTAGGGCGTTTTTCATTCGCACCACCAATAGCATCCGTTATGTCTAAGCCTAATCGAGCAAGGTTACCACCATAACCCATAATTGTATTATCCACTTTATACGGTGATACGTTGAATGTGTCGCCAATTTTACGAGCCACCATAGATGTATTAGATCCGTACTGTAGTTTATCCGGTAATTTCTCTTGGGATTGAGGGACAATGTTTCTTTGTCTGAATTTAGAATAATTGCTCCACCATTCCCAAATCGGAGACAAAGCCGTAGGCAATACATCCGGCAATAGTGTATCAATCGTTCTGTCGCCTAAGCCTTTAAAACCGACTCCATTTCTGCCTGTTGATTTATCGTCAAAATACTGTAACATACGTTCAAATGTAGTGCCGTATAACAACCCTAATTCAAACGGCTTAGGTATTTTTATAAATTTATCACCAGCTGGAATATGGAAGAATGTATCCTTTTCCCATTGCGGTAACTCTTGATATGCGGTGTTATCTTTATTCAAATACCATAATGCGATTGTAGGTAACGTGATAAACAAAGTAGATTTAATTGTCATACCTTTCGGATCATCACGCCATGCACGCACTAATTTGTCGCCACCTTGGACAGTCGCATTAAAGAACGCTACAACTTTATTTGCAGTCTTAGTATGTGTACCGGTACGGCTGAAATCAATCGTAATATCACGGCTTGCAATAGATGCTTCGCCTAGTGATTTAGGGTTTAAATTGGTTTTTGTTAAACGGCTATATAACCCTGTATACCCTTTTCTAGCATTGCTAAATTCGCCTAAACGGGTAGCCACTTCCGTTGCTTCCGATATAGCGCGCAACACTTCTATAGGATTTCTTACAACTTTTGACAATGTGGACTTACGAGAAAATAATTCTCTTAAATGTCCGCTCAAATAGTCTCGATCAAGGCTTACCATAGCAGCGTGAGCGCCACCACTTTTTACGTAATCCCAATATAACTGGTCTTTCTTTAAGAAATGTGCTAACCCTCTAAATGTATCAACTACAGGCAAAAAACCATGTTTAGAGAATACACCGGCCGAAATGGTATCACGCAAAGCGTTTGTGATAGCAAAGCCAGCAGTAACAGTAGAACCAGCACGTAACCAACTAGCCGGATACTGCAATATTTTTGTTATAAAATTGCTTGTATCCTTATTCATCATTTTCATTGTTTGTGCTAATTCCGGAGTTGTTTCATATACAACTTTTTTTCCTTTAACCCAAACAGAAAATGTATTGTCTGTAGATTTTGCTGGTCTATTACCTCTTACCTCTTCGACAATGGTTCCTACGCCCGGTTTCTTTGCTAACTTGGCAAAGGTAACGCCCACGTGATTCCGCTCGATTGCATTGTAGAATTGGTATGTATTTTTTACAATGCTTTCTAATGGATCAATAATATCACGTGTACTGCCTTTGAAACGCTTAATAGGATTGGCCACATTAACGAACCCTTTAGAACTAGAAAAGAACCCGTCCATACTCTCTGTTGAGAAATCACGGAAAAACGGAACATAATTAGGATATTTATTTCGCAATAAATGGTATGTTTCCAGTTTTAATATCCCATTATTCACGAGTTCTGCAAGTATATAATCTTGAAAACGGTGAATATCTTTAGCAGCACTTTTAAATGTAGGATTTTTTTCGTACTGACTAACGGCCGCTAAATCCTCTTTTAGTGTAAATGTAGCCATTTGTCCGTTACGGTGTAGGTCTAAATCATGTAGTGCTACAAGATAAGCACTAAAGTCTTTATGTTCTTTTTGGGGAATATCCTTAATGATATCCTCAAATGCACGAATACCCTTTTCAGGTCTCCCGCGCTTTATAAATTCTTCCGCTTTGCCTACCCAGCCACGAGACAACCACGCTTGCATAAGAGGGTTATCTTCAAATGGAATTTTCTCACCTGTAACACGTTCTATTTCTTCAACCATTTCACGTAATGGATTAAGTTCATCAACGGCTTTTGTATACACATCGTTAGCAACGCGATTGAGCATACCCTTAATATTGCCGTCTTTAGCATCCGTAATAATACGTTCTGCTTTAGAGGTTCGTTCAAAGGAAATAGAACCTTTGATGCGGTCTGCGCTAGATTGTTTATGCCATTCATGAACCAGTTTAGATAATTTATTAACAATGCCATTTAACGCCTTATCACGTTCTATAGTTTCTTTGAAGTGTTTATAAAACACCGGAAAGTCCTGTTTGGCTTTTGCTCTGTCTGATACATAATCTTTAAAGAATTCTGCGTATCCCTCTTTACGCTTACCAGCTACATCTAAATTATCATAGCTAGTACCAAACCGCTTTTTGACTTGACCTAACAATTCAGCATCAAACTTAGGAATACTGCTAAATCCATTATGGTTATCAATGTAATGACCTAACTCATGCATCATTGTAGGGATATCACCATATACCCCCGTACGGATTACATCGCTATTAGGATTATACCAACCCTTAGCGTTTTTAGTTCCCAATCTCCCTGTTTTTATGCGCTGATTGAATAGGTTATTGATACTATCAATAATTTCACGACGACTAACGGCACGCCCCATACGTTCAACGCCTTCACTTTGTTCCGTATGTGGTGTTTCCTTGCCCTTTACGCTATATTGTAATGGTTCTGTAGGTCTAACGCCTTTACTTTCCAAATAACGATTTGCCATAGCTTCGTTACCGTCAAAGGCTTTTACAACTGCATTGTGTACTTGCTCATGTGTTGCATTGTCTAAAAGCTGGCTTGGTTGTTGTGCGTATTTGCTCACGCCACCTTCTGCCGGTTCCGCTTGTAACATTTTAAGTTCTTGCGTATCGGTGATTAATTCGGCAGCACGATCGCGGCGAACAGTTTCCATATATTCATGGTTCAAACTTTCAACAGGTACATCTAGGCTTTCGGATAATCTTGCCTTAACCGCATCGAGTTCCGTTTTAGGAATATCCGGCTTAGTTGCTTTGTTTAAATCTTTCAAGATTTCTGTATTAAAATGAACTTTATTTTCTAATTCAGTCAACCGTGTTTCAGATGCATCATTTTTAACAACGTCTTTTAATTCGTTGATGATTGTTTCACGTGCTTTTAGTGGTAATTCATCAATCGCATTTTTCAAACTTACGTTTGGTGTATCTTCTTCATAACGAAATCTACTATTTATATCGTTTTCAATCGTCTTTTCTTGAATTCTAGGCGTTTCGTTCTCTACAAAGTCAGTATTTATGCGGTCTTTAGGCTGAAAATTGTTTATTTCGCCTGTACGAGCCGTTTCACCTTCGCCTTGATAGTTTATACCTAAATCATCGTTTTTAACCGATTTCTTTTCGGTATTTTCAACGAAACTGTTTAAATTTGTGTGCGGTTCTTCTCCTTTTACTGCATCACGTTCTATGAACTCATCCCTAAATGGTTCTTCATGTGATACTCGGTTAGGGTCTAAGCTACTATCTTTAAATGATGTATCACGTGGCCCGTTTTCATATTTTCCGTAATTGCCGTTAAATGTATCTTCCGCAATTTCTGCGCGAACATTATCACGTGCAACTGCTGGGTCTGGTCTTTCGTAATATTCACGAATGATTTTTGCCATTTCCGCCGGTGTTGCATCTGGGTGCGCGCGCATAGCTTCTAATGCTGCGCTTTCGGTGTTATGTAATTCCCATACGCTGAAATCAACCTGTGTTCTCCAATCCCATGGATCCAAGCCACGATTTTCAGCAAATTTTAATAAACCGTTTTCTCCGTTTAATCTATCTCCAGTAAATTGAACCAAACCACGGGAGCCATAACCATCGCCGCTTGTAACTGTTGTACTAAAACTGCTTTCGGCGCCAATATTACCAGTCATGCCGGCCGCTTCAACGTCACTCAATCCATTCATGCGATAACGGTTATAAACGTCCGCTTGGATATTGCCTGTTTCGCCTTCCATTGCTTGCCCGTTCAATTCGCCTTCGGAATATTCGCGCGGTTCTACTGCGTTTACCTCTTCCGGTACTGGAATATCATCAAAGGCGTTATACATAACACCTTCTTCAAATTTAGGTTCATTTTTGGTAAATCGTTCCCCAATATCCTCAAATGCATTGGTTGCCTTTTCTTTGATATGTTCACCAATACGCCCCACACGTTCGCCGATTGCTCCAGATACTTTTTTAGGTGTTGCCACGTGTATCATGGCGGCCGGCGCAATTACATCGTCCCATGCATTGAAAGGATTATCAACGATATTTTGTGCAAATTCGCCCGGACTATCAATAGCACGTCCGATAGGATTGGCTATCGGATCATATAGCATGCCTTTTGCCGTTGTTAATGCCGGACTATCTGCAACAATATTTTCCGTATTACCTTCCGCATAGTCGCTAGAATTCTGTGAATACATATCTTGTGCATCGCCAACGATTGTAGGTGCTGCCAATATGCCGGCCGCGGCCTTTACATAAGGGTGTACATACGGCGTAATAGCTAAATAGCCGGCCGGACGTCCAACGATTGCATTATATGCCGCTGCTGATTTTGCATCATAATCAGCGGTCTTATAATTATCGTTCATGCCGTCCTCATCTAGTTCAGTCGCATCAATTTCACCCCTACGGTACGCATCTACAGAATTACTGATAGATGCACGATGTGCATCATTTGCAGCACTTACGGCAGCATTCGCGTTATCCCACCAATTAACAACGGTATTTTTCATATTACCAGCAGTAGTGCTTATTTGATTAGCCGCCCTAGATGCTTTATCTTCTACGCCATTAGCTACCCATTCCGCATTATTCTTGATGCCGTCCCATAATGTAGGTTTGGGTACATTATCCACATCATAGCCGTATTCGGTTGTTATATCTTCAAAGGCGTTGCCGCTATTAGCATTACTACCATAACGACTTGTAATATCATCAAATGCACCCATAGTTTACCTCTTTATGTTTAATAAGACTTTAACCACGATTTATAGTTACCATAACCAGCCGCATCAAGTTCCGCTGCTATCTGATCATCACTCCAGCCTTGCGCTGATAGTTCGTTCATTCGCTTGGATACTGCTGCTTGTTCCTCGGCTGAATACGTAGGTTGCCGTTTTACTGTAGGCGTTCCACCGCTAGCCGTTGGCGCACCGTTCAATGCACCTTGTAACTTGCCATAATAAGGACTTTCGCTTTCGTCCTTATCTGGATTAGCTTTAACCCATGCAGTATGCTGCGCGGATAACGTACGCAACACTTGTGCATTATATCCGCTAGTGCCGGATTGTGTAGCCGTTGGTGGTTTAACATGAGTACCTACATATTTCATGCTGCCGTCTGTGCCAACAATATAGGTTTTTCCGTCTGGCATAACCTTGATATTTTTCGCCCCGAAATTACCGATATTTTTCATTTGGCCGTCTGGCGTCATAACGATAACTTGACCGTTCGCAAATTGTTTTGTTTCAACCTTGCCATAACCGCCCATATCTTGAATAGTACCGTCGCCCATGTTGTAACGTACAATATGGCCGTTTTGCGCACTACT